GTTGGAGAATAAGAAGCCAATGAAGATTTCGCAGTACCGCAAAATAGACGGTACAATTACTATGCTAATGACGTTAGGGCAGCTTTATTCGTTTGAGAGATAGCAAAAGCGGTTAGGCATCTACCTAACCGCTTTTGGTATTCCTAATTGGAAATTTAGTATTTTGCTTATATCCGATATATCGGAAATATAGCCCTCAAATACCGTTTCCCATTCGCCTACAGACGGGAGGAATATTTCTATTTTAATTTCCGTACCATAGCCCACAGGAATAAAGACAAACATACGGAATTGTGCGAGAGTATAGGATTGCCCAAAAGGTTTTTCCAAGTGTATAAAATCCGGCGTTTCCCACAGCCCTATATGTGCGCCGTGGCCTTTGTATTCAAATCCTGAAAATTCTTGTTTCAGCATTTGAGTTACATTGTTACGTATATTGTCGTACTTTCCCATATTCATACGCCTGTAATTTTTAGTGGTTTGCCGCAATGCGGGCAACTGATTGTAACACCCGCTACGGGCATAACGTCAGCCGGGCTAACTATTAACTGCCACATGGGTACGCCTACCGCCCCGGCTATCTTTTCAAGTGTGGCCGTAGTCAGGGAATCAGCCCTAACCATTTGTTTAACCGCTGACAGGCTAACGCCCATTTTGGCGGCTAATTCAGGTTGGGTAATGCCTTTTTCTTTTAATACGTCTTTTATTCTCATTTTTCTGTAAATATTTGAATTTTGGTGCAAAATTACGGCTTTTTCTCAAAAGTATAGTGTTTTCTATCCTAAATAATGTTAAGAGATAGCAAAAAGTTACCCGATTATTTGCAGGAGTACAGAAAAAACTATACCTTTGCAGCAGAGTTAATGATTAAGCCCTACGGCAGCACGGTTAAGCCGGGAGATATGACAATTTTTGTAGTAGCAATGAGAATGGAAGTAGAGGGTAGTCAATGGGGCGAAATTTCCGCTTTCAAGATACGGGAAGATGCAGACAACGAGGTAGAGCGTTGCAAGCGTAACGACGTAAACGACGGCCTCAATTTTAAGTATGAGTACAGAGTATCAGAAGTAAACTTATATTAACCGGGCCGGGGCACAAGCCCCGCCTACAAACCTAAAGACGATATGAAACTATCAGAACTACCCGCAGAGGTACAGCAGCAGTTAGCCCAGCAGAGGGCCGAGTTATCAGGTAAGCGTATCAATACCGCTTATCGGGTGGAGTTATACAACGCAGACGGTACGCGCTACTTTGAGGCCGCGAGGTGCTGCAAGTCATGGAACGACGATAAAGGCCACTATATGCCATTTGGGGGCGGCACGTATTGGACTATCCGCTACGGTGCAGTCCAATGGGCTGTAAGAAAAGACCCATTGGGCGGCAAGGCTTACGAACTTTGCAACGGCAAGCAATACGGCAAGAGTGCCAACGGTACGGAGATACCTAAGAGCCTCAACACTAAAAAGGAGGTTTTGGCGTTAGTAAAGAGTATAGGCATTTTTACATTAAAAAAGTATGGATTATGAGGCAATAGTTTTCATTTGGATATGTATAATGATTATGTGTATCGGAATGTCTAACAACTAAAAAGATTTGAATTATGAAAGTTACATTGAAGCAGAACGGTAATATTGAAGTCAAGGCCGGGGCCTTTTGCCCGCGTACCGTAGGAACGTGGCAGTACGTAGATGTGTTGGCAGAGAATGGCGGCAGACGCGATAAGAGCGGGAATAAGTTAGTACGTGGGTATTGGAAAGCCTGTTTGAAGAAAGGCGGCGACCTGATGGCGTACACCCGTAAAGAGTTAGTAGAGCAAATCAAAAGTAGGGCATAAGGTAACGGCCCGGTTAGCCACCGGGCCGCAAAGACAAATAGGTATGAAGAGAACGTATTATATACATCCTGAAAACGAGAGCGGCAAACGCCGGGTATCTGTTAAGATAGTTAGGAAGAAAGGCCGTAAGACCATAGAAGAGTATTACGGCGTTGCATGGTTTGATAAGCCGGGTAGTTGGTACAAAGACCATTGGAATTTACACTATGACGGCGTAGACACGGCTTGCGGCAGCTTAGACGAGTGCAAGGCCAGATTAGCCGCCTTAGATGGCTTTGGCTATAAAGATGGCGGCTATATCAAATGCGAAGTGGAGTTTGTGGAAACGACAGATAAATATTGAGGTATGAGCGAGAACGAGGTAAAGCAAGTAATCAGAGACCAGGCGAAAGCCGCCTACCTGAATAAGACCGTAGACTTTGGTACGGATAAGTTCAAAGTCCGTAGCCTCAAAGTCCGTGCTACGAGCCGGGCGATACCAAAAAGCGACTACGACGATTACGGCGTAGATGAAGATACGGTAAAGTTCTTTGTTGTAGAGTTTTGCGACACCGAAGATGATTTTTGGGCGACTAATTGCGTTTGCTCAATTCTGACACTAAACAGCAAAGGCCAAATAGGTAGTGCCGATGTGCCTTACGATTTTGATTACGAGGGTACGAGCGCAGATTTTACGATAGCCTTTGCCGAGAAAATTAACGCGATTGTGACGGCAAAACAAAGGTAGCCCGAAAAATAAAAACTTAACAAAATCAAAATTTTACCACGTTGCGCCAAGGTGTACCACGATGCACCCTAACGCATTTTGAGAGCCTGAAAATATGACCTAATTTTGTAGCGGGTTATTATATTCCGTTACAAGGCATGAGTATATTTTCAGGCATATTTGGACGTAAGCAACAGAAGCGGGAAGAAACGACCGCCAACCCGGTTGAGGCAGAAGTAAAGGCCGCAACCGTTGGAACGCCTACGTCTTTGGTACGGGTGAGAGGCGACGAGGCTTTAAGCGTCATGGCCTACAAACGCGCCCTGAATATCTTAGCCGGGAGCGTAGCCCGTTTGCCGTTTCGCTACATGAGACAGCAAAACGGCATATACGTAGATTTTGAAAGCAGCCCCTTACACTATCTGTTAGGCACACAGCCGCAAAAGAGGTTATCCGCTTACGATTGGAAATACCAATTAGTCTGGCAAGCCTTTCACGACGGCGACGCTTACGTATGGCCCCGCGTGATTGACGGCGAGTATCTGGAATTGGTGTTGTTGAGCCGGGGCAGTTGCAGTTTCGACGAAGTGAATAGCCGCTACTATATCAGCGACCAATATAACGGCGTTTACGGTACGTTTGAGGAATCCGATGTTTTGCACATATATTTTAACAGCCTCAACGGGCGCAGAGGTACACCGCTTTGGAGAATTGGCAACCGTGCGTTAAGCATCATGGCGACGGGTGACAACGAAACGCTTTCCCGCTTTGTCAATGGCGGCAACGTCAGGGGCTTTATTACCAATGACAAATCGGTAGTGGGCTTTGGCGAGTATGCCGACGAGCAATTAGAGCAACTGGCCAATACCGTAAGGGAGAATTTCAACAATGGCGTAGGAATATCGAGCCTACCCGGACAGGCAAGTTTTCAGCAACTTTCGCTATCGTCAACGGATATGCAGTTTTTGGAAACGCGCAAGTTCGGAGTATTGGAACTTTCCCGCCTGACAGGTGTACCGCCTATTTACCTGTACGACATGGTAGGCGGTAACTACAAGATGCCGGAGCAAGCCGACACCGCTTTTCTGACGCAGACCTTAGACGGCATTTTGCTTGCTATCGAATCAGAGTTTAACCGTAAGTTGGTGAGCCGTTCAATGTGCTGCAAGCGTACTTTCAGTTTCGACCGCAAACGGCTTTTCTCTATGGACTTAATCAGCATGGCCAACTACGAGGGCAAAATGATACAGAACGGCACATTTAGCATTAACGACGTGCGCCGTATGGAGAATCAGCCGCCCGTAGAGGGAGGCGATACCATCTACCTTAGTACGAACACAGCCGTATTAGGCAGCAGTAAATTGACAGGAGAGAAAGACGAAGATAACAATAACAGCGAAAACAATAAGACAGCATGAAAGAGAAGCAAGTTAGAACCCTGACACTACCCGTTTCCTTGCATCTACGCGAGGCCGGAGAGGGCGAGAGCGAAAGCCGCATATTGGAGGGCTACGCCCTGAAATTCGGCACGCGCTCTTTGCTCATTGGCTATTACTACCCGTTCTACGAGATACTGGAGCCGGGTTGTATCACCGAAGAAATGTTGCGCGAACAGCGTATTTACTTTACCATGTTCCACAACCGCGAAGCCATCTTAGGCCGCTGGGATAAGGGCGAGGGTACGCTAAAACTGACTTTGGACGCTATCGGCCTGAAAGTAGAGTGCGAGGCCCCGCACACCATCGACGGCGACAAGGCCGTAGAGTTGGCCAAACGCGGCGACCTTACCGAAATGTCGTTTATCTATTGGACTAACGAGGAAGATAGCGAGAATTGCGTTAGTTACGAGGAAACCGACGAAACGACCGATTGGGGCGCAAAAATCTACCTACGCCACGTAAAGAAGATAGAGGGCATTAGCGACGTGACAATAGCCGCTACCCCCGCTTATACCGACACGGAGGTTAAAGCCCGTGAGCAGCAAGTGAGGGAGTTTGTGGAGGCCACAAAGCCCGGAGGCCATGAAGAGCCTACCGCCGAGCAGATAGAGGCACAGAAGCGCGAAAAGGAAAAGCACGAAGCCTCTATGCAGGTGAGAGAAGAGTTTGCAAAGGAATTATGCGCTATTGCGAGCGCAGAAGCCGAAAATAAGTATTAACCCATTAAACGCTTAAACGTATGAAAAAAGAGCAGTTTGATTTCAAAAAGGCCAACGCTCGCAAACGCGAGATTGGCACCAGCCTTGCCGAGTTGGGCGCAAAAATCGACAGCAAGGAAAAGCGCGAGAAACTGACCGACGAAGAGTTTAAGGCCATCCAAGACCAGGCCCGCGAACTCAAAGGCGAGTTGGAGAGTATTAACATGGGCATTGCTGCAGCTTTGGCAAACCAGGCCGCAGAGATGCAGGGCCGCGAGGTGACTATGAGCAAGAACGCCGTAATACGCGAGTTGCTTAACGACATCCGCACAGGCAAGCGTCAGGAGCGCGAAATATCGTTGGGCGTGCTGACAGACGGCGCAACCAACAATATTACGAGTTCCGGGGCCACCCCGCTTGTTATCAACGACCTTTTGCCCCGTCTTACCGAGGGCCTGATTTGGGATAAGGTAGGCATGAAAGTGCAGACCGGCGTAAGAGGTAACATTATCTGGCCCTACGCTACCGATAACGTGAAAGTCGTTGAGGTTGGCGAGACCGTCCAGATGCAAGACCAAGACATCAATTTCGACAACATCAAGGCCGAGCCGACGGAGTGCGGCGCAACTATCAAGGTGTCGTTTGCCGCCATCGAGGACGCATCGTTTGACGTGCTTACGTTCATTCAGGCATCTTTCGACCTGGCTATGCAGGACTACCTTAACTGGAAGTCGTTTAGCCACGCAGCCTTTACGGGCATCAAAGGCCCGTGGAGCGGCAAGGTTAAGCAGACAGCCATCGAAGCCACCTACAAGAACATTCTCAACGCCAAGGCCGAACTTATCAACAAGGGCGTAAACATGAACGGTTTCTGCTACGTCATGGACGCAAAGACCGAAGCCCTGTTGAAGAGCATCGTTAAGGCCAAGGGGCAGGGCGGTTTCATCATCGAGGACGGCAAGTTGGACGGCGACCCCTATTTCGTCAGCCACTACATTCAGCAGCAGGCCAACGGACAGCAGGACACCGCCAATATGTATCTGGGACTGGGCGTTTGGGCCTACCTTGCAGCCAATCAGCACGGCGATATTCACCTGATTATCGACCCCTACACGCTGGCCGACAAGGGTATGATGAAAATCACCATGCGCACCCGCTGGAGCCTTACCACCTTGCGCCCGGAGGCTTTCGCTTGCTACAAGATTACCGAGCCTACCGAGGCCGCAAACGACAACGGCTAAACCCTGAATCCCCGGCAAAGTAAAGTCTTAGATTATGGCTAACGTAGTGAGTTTGGAACTATTTAAGCAGCACGTCAACGCGGACGATTTCACGGCAGACGATAAACTTTTGCGGCATTACTTAGATGCCGCAGAAAAGCACGTTATCCGTTATACCCACCGCACCCGTGAGGAATTGGACGAAATGGGCGGCGGGGCTTTCCCCGACGAACTGAAACAGGCCGTCTTACTCATTGGCGCACATTGGTATAACCAACGTGAGAGCGACGCACAGGCGCAGTTTCATAGTGTGCCAAACTCACTACAAGCCCTAATGAAACCCTTTAGAAAGTTGGTAAGATGATAGCCGGACGGATGAAGTACAAACTAACCCTGTTAGAGCCTACGACGGCCATTAACAGATTTGGCGAAGAGACCCCGACCTTTGCCGAAGTTAATACCGTACACGCGGAGCGCATCAAGCACAGCGGACAGCGCAGCGAGGAAGTAGGTGAGCATTTCCCCGACTACCGCGTTTCGTACAACGTCAGGAGCGCACACCCGGTTAAGGAGAATTGGCGCGTACAGGAGTTAGGCGGGTATCTCTATACCGTCGTAGCCATTGAACCCAACAAAGACAAAGGTTTTAAGACTTTGATTTGCGAGAGAGTGAACGAGTAACAACTAACCCCAATAAAAATTTCAAACTATGAAGTGTAAGATTTTGCTTTCAGCGTTGGCACTTATCTTTAGTGTCTCGCTTTGCGCGTTTGCCGACGGAACGGTAGAGCAGCCGCCTACCTACGGCGACGTAGTAGTAACCGAAAAGGCCCAGCAGCCTATTTTCGACGTACCCGGTGAGTATATGATTACCACCTACGACGTAGTACAGGGCGTAGATTTCGTTATGCCTGTTAATCAGGTAACACTACGCACCGACTTTGTAGCCGAGACGTACAACCTTACGTTATCAGGCTTTGCCGATGCTTGCAAAGATGTAATGACTTTCGCACAGGCGCACCAACGATTTAGGCAAACTAACACCTACTTATTTCCTGACAATCGAAGATGCTACCTACGACTATCCGACCAAGCCAAAAGTACCGCTAATCAGATGTACGCACCCGGCAAGTGGAAACGATGGGTTATGGCGCAGCGAAAGTAACAACGAATAAACCGCACAGCGTATGCAACCCAGCGAATACACAGGCAGCGAGTGGAAAGAGTTAGCCAAGGAACTAACGCCACGCCAACTACGTAACGCCCTGAAACGCTCATACCGCGCCGAGGCAAAAAAGGCGTTAGGCATAGCCCGGAGATACTTAGGTGCAAGCGGGCTGCAAGTTCATGGAAACAAAAGCGATTGGGATAAGGGCATACGTAGCCACATCTACAGCCGAGGCGGTGGCTTTATGATTACCGTCAAGGCCCACCGGGCTAACCTGAAAGGGCAGGGCGAAAAGTCAATGCACGAA